GACAAAAATCAAGAGATTTAAATCTTCGTATTGAGTCCGTTTCTTTTCCAGTCAAAAATATTAGAACAACTCCTGACGATAATGCATATGGCCCATCATATGAAGTTGCACAGGGTATCAGTTATGCAGAAGATATTAATATCACCTTTCTTTTAAAATCAAACCATGAAGAAAGATGGATTTTTAATTCTTGGCAAGACTTAATTGTGAGTCCAGAAACATATGATTTATCTTATTATGAAGAATATGCAAAGAATATGTTTGTATGGCAATTGGATGAATATGATCAAGTATCAGCAGGAATTATGATTAGAGATGTATATCCAAAAACAGTAAATGCAATTGAAATGTCAAACAATTCACAAAATGAATTAGTTAAGGCAACTGTGTCAATGGCATTTAGAGATTGGGCTCCACTTGATATTCCATATACTCCACCAACATCACCAGATTCTCCAAGAAATACTAGTCGTCCAACAAGATTGTATCCAGAATACACAGAAAAAATTGTTACAAGAAGAAATGTCCCTGCTTCTGGTAGAGACATTTTCCCAACACAAAACCGTCCTACTGGAATCGCACACATTGATATGATTCCACCTAGGGCCAAAGGAATTTTTGAAGATGCCGGTAAGGCAATTAACTCAGTTCTAGATGCAAGAGATCAAGTTGTCTTTGCACAAAATAAAGTCGTTGCATTTAAGAACTTCTTCAAAGGTATCACTAAATCAAGCAACCCACTCAGTAATCTGGGTATTGGTGGATTTGGTGGTTTTTAATAAATCGTAATGTATAGGAGATAAATTATGGCATTACCATCGCTCGGCGTAGCAAAATATGAATTGACGCTTCCTTCAACTGGTGACAAAGTTGAATACCGTCCATTTCTTGTTAAAGAAGAAAAGGTATTGATGATGGCTCAATCGACAGGCAATGATGATGATATGTTGAAAGCAATCGAACAAATCATCGAAAATTGCACTTTCGGTAAAATTAAATCAAACACCCTTCCATTCTTTGATATTGAATATGTCTTTCTAAAACTTCGTTCAAAATCAATTGGTGAAGTTGTAGAAGTAAATGTAACCTGTCCAGATGATATGGAAACAAAAGTTCCAGTAAAAATCAACTTGGATACGATTGAGTGTGCAAGAAGTGTGACACATACAAACAAAATTGAACTAACAGATAATATTGGTATTATTCTAGATTATCCTAGAGTTTCTAGTATTACAAGTATCATGAAGAATGGTGATGCAGAGGCAGGATATGAAATTACAAAAGCCTGTGTTTCGCAAATTTATGATGCAGAGAATGTTTATGATAGAGTTGATATGGATGACAAAGAACTTGATGAATTTATCGAGTCTATGACACACGATCAGTTCAAAAAAGTTCAAGAGTTTTTTGACACAATGCCTAAGGTAAAACATTCGGTAAAAGTAAAGAATCCAAATACTGGTGTGGAAAGTGAAGTTGTTCTAGAGGGAATGAACAATTTTTTTTAATAGCCCTCTCTCATAATACACTTGAGAATTATTACAAACTGAACTTTTCGTTAATGCATCAGCACAAATATTCTCTTACTGAATTAGAAAATATGTTGCCTTGGGAGAGGGAGATATATGTCACTATGCTCATGCAATACTTGGAAGAGGAAAACATGAAAGAAAGACATCGAAAGGCTAATAATAAATAATTAGGGAGAGAATTATGGCTGAAGAAATTAAAGAAAAAGGATACCATCCAGCAGATACAAATGGGGATGGTGTTGTAACAGATGATGAAAGAGAAATGTATCTTGAGTTCAAGAGAAAAGAACTTGAGGATGCAGATGCCCGTAGAGATGCAATGCGTCAAATGGCATGGTTCTCACTTTTTGGTATGTTGTTATATCCATTTGCAGTAGTTCTTGCAAACTGGATTGGACTTGATAATGCATCAAAGATTCTAGGTGATATGGCTGCGACTTATTTTGTATCAGTCGCTGCAATTGTAATGGGTTTCTTTGGAGCAAACGCTTATTCAGATAAAAAGAAGTAATTAAATGGCCAGTAACGAAACAGTAAATCAAAATCTTACAAAAACAATAGACGAACTAAGAGAAACCAATAAAAGAGTTAGTAAGGCCTCCTCTGAACTTGCAAAAGTCGGTGGTGGACTGTCTAGTTTCGGTGCATCTATTGGTAAAGAGATTGTTGATAAGTCTGGACTGAAGGCATTTGCAAATCTTCCCTTTGCAAATCTTTTCGGTTCACTTGGTTCTATGGCCTTTCAAAAATTTAAACAAAAAAGGGAAGACAGTCTTCTTGCAAAACAGTTAGGTATTAGTAAAGAAGCAATAAAAATTCAAAGAAGACAACATGAACTTGCAAAGGCAGAAGAGGCAAGACTAGAAGCACTTAAAAATGCGGCTGAATCTTTAGGACTTAGTAAGGATGCGATTGTGGCAACCAATAAAGATGGTGTTGCAATAATGGCTAAAGGATTTCGTGATGAAATTGGAAGGTTTACAAAAGAGGCAAATGCAACCTTTGAAACTTCTAGAGAAGGACAACTAGGATTAGGTGCCGAGGCATCTGAAGCGGCCGCAGAAAAAAGGGCAGCAGATGCAAGACAAGAATCTCTCTTTGAAAGAATTGCTGGTGGAATTGAAGGACTCGCTGATAAAGACTTTGGTGGTGAGGATGATGAATCTAAGGGAATATTTGGTGGAATCTTTGAGAAAATAAAAGCACTAGGCCCTCTACTTATGGGTGGGTTGACTACACTTGGTTCTACTATCGCAGCTGCTGTTGCAACCGCTGGAAGATTGAGTAGAGCAACATTTCGTGGACTTCGTAGAGGTTTAACCAGAGCAGTAACAGGACTACCAAAGGCAATGAGCAAGTTGCCTGCTTTCGCATCAAAAGCAGTCGGTGCAGTTGCAAAAGCAGGAAGTGCTGTTGCATCTGGGGCGGCATCTATGGCATCCAAAGGTGCATCCCTGGCAACTGCTGGACTTAAATCTGCCGTTGGAGCAGCGAAAGTTGCAGCAAAAGTCGCAGGCCCGATTGGACTTGCAGTAACCGCTGGACTTGCAATCTTTGATGGTTTCTCTGCTGGTATTGAAGATTATAAGAAAACTGGAGATATCGGTAGTGCAGTAAAAGAAGGTTTTGCTGGAGCTGTCTCTGGTTTAACATTTGGATTGATTTCACAAGAAACTGTTTCTGAAGGACTGACTTCTGTGGGTAACTTCTTCAGTGATACAGTTGATGGTGCAGTGTCTCTTGCAAAGAATGCCTATGATGCACTACCTTCTATGGATGAAATCACTACTGGTATTACTGACACTGCAACTGCATTGAATAGTAAATTTGAAGAATACACTGGTATTAACATTAGTGAATCTGTTTCCAATGGCATTACTGCTTTGAAAACAAGTGTTTCTGAAACTGCATCTGCACTTAAAAACAAATTTGAAGAAATGACAGGTATTGAGATTCCTACAGATTTCGCTGGTGTAAAAACACTTATTCAAGATGGTGCTACTGCACTAGGAAATAAGTTTACTGAAATAACTGGTATTGAGATTCCTACAGATTTCGCCGGAGTTAAGACTTTAATTACGGATGGTGCAACTAAACTAAATGACAAATTTACAGAACTTACAGGTATTGATATCGGTGAAACTTTTACTGGTATTAAAGACGGTATTGTAAGTGGTGCGACTGCACTCGCTGGTAAGTTTGAAGAAGTTACAGGTATTGATATTGGTGAGACATTCGCTGGTTTAGGTGATAAGGTTGCAACTGCAGCCTCTAATATTGCATCGAAATTCACTGAACTTACTGGTATTGAAGTTCCGTCATTCGATGATGTAAAAACTGGACTTACAGATTTGGGTGCAAACATGAAAGAGAAGTTTACCAATGTAACAGATAGTGTTAAAGGTTGGTTCTCTAGTTGGTTTGGTGGTGATGAACCAGAAGGTAGGGCGATTGGTGGCAGAATGGTTAAGGGTCAACCATATATTGTTCATAAAGACGAATTGGTTGTGCCTGAACAGTCTAGTTATGTTTTTACAAAAAATAGAACAAACGACTTATTGTCTGCTGGTGCAGAAAACGCTGCACTTGGTAGATCAGCAGGGGGCGCTGCTCCTGTAGTAGTAAACAACGCCCCAACCACTGTAAATAATTCAAGCAGTAGAGGTTATATACCTATTCCTATCTCTGATAATTCTACCAACAATTGGAATGGAACAACCTTCTAGTTCGCTAGAGGGTTATCCAATGCTCTCTGTAGTTTCTTATTAAGTCTATCTTCCAAGTCTTTCAAATCACGCTCGACTTTATTAGTCAAATCGTCCATTCTCTGAGTGTTTGACTCAGAT